TGGATTTATATGTCCATTTGGATCTGCAACTTGTGGTGCAAGACTCGTCACGTCCATTCCTTGCAGCAACAAGTAACGCTGAAGACCTTCGCTCCACTGCCTAAACTCGTCCTTCACTGCATCGTCATCAACTTCGACATCGCCCATCTGAGGATTGATAGAAAAAGCAAAACCTGGAAATGCTCCTTTCCAAAACATCTCACCACTGCCTGATAATACTTTCCTTACGTCCCAGATACGATCATACACGTCCTGCATTCTTGGTACGCCATGAACCTCACTCACCAGACGATTGTCAGCAACGTGAATAATCCTTGTCCAATGCACTTCAATACCACCAGTTATACTGACAGAAGTAGTGGTCACCGACTTGGATGAACCTGAAGTTGTTTCACTCTCTTGACCTGTAGCATCGATCATAACCGAATACATAGTAGGCTGACCAAATCGTGGAGACGTAACATCCTTCTCTCTTTTGTCTATTGAGACGGCTGTTTTGTCAAACGGCTTCATGTATAATAGTTTATGTTTGTTGTTCTCGCTGATTGCCTCACCAGTTTTCAGGTTGATACCTTCTATCGGATCTTCTAATGGCCTTCCGTCATTTATGCCTAACAATAAAATTCCGAATGTGCCGATACCTGACAGCTTGTCTATTCTCTCGCAATAAGACCATATACGTTTCTCAGTCTCCAATTCCTTCCATGCCAGTTCAAACGCTGTTTCCTCTTGATCCTTATCCTCGAACACTTCGGGCTGCACCTGCCAACTCTCTTCAGGATACATATCAACGACTCGTGTAGCAAGGCCGTCTCGATTATATCGCTCACGGTAATCCTCGTCAGTTATGATGTCAGGATAACCGCATTCAAAGTTGATATTTCGTTCAGGATTCAACAACTGGTCTAACGCTCCTCTCGACAACGTGGTTGTGACGTTGCCTCCATAGGCTCGATTCAAAGCAGTGATCTTTGCGTCCTGCAATGCCTTCGCTTGATTATCTGTGAGTGTTGTTGGTTTCGTGACTTCTGTTTTCTTAGCCATTTGATTCTATCTCCAGTGACTCGTTCTGATTGCTCCAACTTTTCGTTTTACTTTATTGACCATATCAAACGCTCCAGAAGAAGCATCGACTTGATCTTTGTATGTACTCTCAGGAAAGAATGACAACTCTTCTGTGTAGGCTTTATTCCAATCTGCTTTTGCCATGCCTACGTTCTCAGCATTCACTTGAGAACTGAACGGCTCTGCCCTCAACGTCTTATCTCCTGTAGCTGGTTTTGCAATGACCTTATATCCCATGAGGTTCTTGATAGTACTTTGAGCATCACCTTTACCGCTACTTCCCGGTTCTTGTTCCAATCCTATTCTGACAGATGTTCCATCCATGACCGCTACTTGCTTGATCTTATCCTCTCGTGCTGCTGAATCCCATTGACCTCTCACTACGTCAAGCACCCATATCTTATCATGGGAATCTTTGCCCATCTTGACACCAACTGTATATGCTCCTCCTTTATGTGTTCCTGCCTTATCCCAGAATCGTACTACCATCTTCCATACTGTAGGCGGTGTATCTATTCTAATACGTTCTGTCTTGAACATACCTCCACCTAACGGAACTGGATTCTGTAGCCATTGTCCTCCATAGGCATAAGCCGATATCTTCTTGTTCTCATCCAATACTGTCTTCGGCAATCGAATAGGGTCAAGTAGATCATCTACATAATTCTCTCTCAACTCTATTGGCTTAACATCGTCTGTCAATTCTGCTGGCAGGCATATATGTTTAATCGGAATATCTAAATCTAACATCATCGCTGAAGGATCATTCTGGTGAGTCCTCTGCATTATGAGAATAGTAGGTGTTATTGATGCATCCTTCTTTCTCGACCAGAGCGTTTCTGTTATGAAGTCGTTGGCAATCTTCATCTCGGCAACCGACTTAGAACCATGAGGATCTATCAAGTCATCGCCTATTAAGAAGTCTCCATGCTTGCCTGTTGGTTTACCTCCTACACCGAATGACATCCTTGCTCCTTTTTCTGTATTGACGAAGAAGCCTTTTGCATCCTGTACTGCTGATAAATGAACTCCTTTATCATCTCTCGTTCTCTTACCAAAATACAACTGATACTTCTCTGACTTGACTAACTCCCGATTCTTTCTGGATAGGTCTCTTGCAAGGCCGTCTGTATGAGAAGTTCCGATAGTAGATGCTGATGGAAACCAAGTCCACGTCCATGCAGGAAACATGATAGATGTCAATGTTGATTTGGTTGTACCGGGAGGGATGTTGATTACTAACTCATACTCTTTTGCTTGTCTTCGATGAACCCTCTTTGCTATGTACTGCAACTCATCACAGATGTATTTGATATGCCAATTCCAAACAGGTTTTGCGGGGTCAACAGTACTCCAGAACTCTCTCACAAACTCGTAAAAGGATTCTCTGCAAATTGAAGCAGCTACTTCAACCTCATCGAAGTATACATCGTTCATTGACTATACCTCTTCCTCGTCAGACTTAGTAGCCTTTTTGATCTTCCTGATTGCCTGTAATAGTTCTTTCTTCTGCTCTAACGTCATATTAAGGTCATCTATCGATACGATCTTAGTTGTCAAACCTCCGGTGAGATTCATATCGATTTCTGTTTTCCTTCCGTATCCTCTATGAGCTAATCGGCTGGCCATGATCTCTTTCAGGATACTTATATCTCCTGCCTTCACTTGCATCATCACCTGCTCTTCAAAGAAATTATCCTGACACCATTTTATCTCTTCCACCAACTCCAAAAACTTAGGGTCGCTCCTCTTCCACATCTCATAAGTATTGCGTGATAAGCCTACGAGTTTCATCGCTGCTGAAATATTCCAATTCCTTGAGAACCATGCTTTGAGGAATAATGATTTTCGGAATGGTACTCCTTTGTTTTCTAAGATAGCATCGATCTTTGCAGTGCCTCCTTTTGCCTTACTGAACTTATTGATTTTGTTCCAGTACTTCTGCAAATCAGGAGACAGTTTTTGAATGAGGAAATCACTGAAGATCATTCCTTGTTCGTCTCGTCGTCTGTAATAGTTTCGGCCTCTCTTGATCGCTGACTTGAATATTGGTTTGCTGTTCTTCCACTTGTGATATGTGGGCAAAGATACGCCGAGTGTCCTTGCCATCTCCGCTTCCTTTTTTCCGTTCTTTGCCAACTCATAAACTGTGATGATATGATCGTCAATCCAAAGCTTCTTAGCCATCGTCAAATCCTTTCTTTTGATGCCGTTAGTAACCTGAGTATATGCCGGCAAAATCACAAATCAAGTACAAACGCTCGGACTACCCAGAGTACCAGTCATTTTTATGTACACCTGGGGGAAGTTTTTACATGGCAGAATCGCTGTTTTTGGCCGAATATCGAGGATTTTCGCTCAAAGAGAAAAATTTTTGGCATATTATCAATTTTACTATTGAAGTCGTATGAGAGAACTCGTATAATTTGAGTAGATGGTTTGATAAGTTAATAAGTACTTGAAACGCAGCTGCCGGATAAAGCCTCGGCAAACGAGTTCAGATGCGAACTCCTGCGGACTGAAAAGAGGAAAGCTTGTTGGTTCGTCTCTCAGGGACATCCGATGGGTTTGGTGAAACGGTGCGGCCACGCTTGAGCCGCTGGACGGGAAGCCAAACGGACATTGACGGCCAAGTGGCAAGTACGAATGAACACGGCGATCTTGGAATGATGTTGAAATGAGTTCGATTCTCATTCATCGCCTTCAACTCAATCACCTCAAATCGAAAGGATAGAACAATGACGACCGAAAGATTCATCAAAGCTGTTTTGGAAAATGTAGACGACATCATCAAAACAACTGACGAGATCAATGACATCGACGACCTACTCGATTATCTGAAAACAGAATACAGAGCATGCACGCCAAGAGACCTTTACGATGAGATGGTCGAAGCAGTCGTCGATCAATTCGAAAACATCCTGTAAGTCGAAACGCCCGCAAGGGCGTCTGACTGAGATGGCTACTCAGTCACTGATGAGACAAGCCAAACTTGAAAGGATAGAATTATGAAGATCAAATCAGCAACACTCACAAGCAGAGACAACTGGATGATTGGCAATCAGGTCACGCTCTCAATGAAGATGGGAACAGGCGTCGTCTGCAAATTCAAAGGTCAAGTCACAATGCCAATGTTTTACGACACCAAGAAAATGCTTGGCACAACACATGGTTTGGTATCCCTCACAGTCAAAGAAGAAAATCACAGCACTCGATTACTTGCAGAAACAATCCGCGACTTCTTGTATCTTAGCAGAGAAGACATCGGAGACATCATCCAACTAATCGAAAAGATTGGATAAGTCGAAACGCCCGCAAGGGCGTCCAGTAGGATTGGTTGCCTACTGCTGATGAGACAAACCAACTCAAATCGAAAGGATAGAAAATGCTAACCGAAAACCAAATCACAGAGCTGATCGATGACATGAAGCTGTTTCAAAGCTGCAGCGAAGACCTGCCCGATGAACATGTCGTGGAGATGTACATTGCAGAAGACGGAATTTACACTTTCGTCGATTGCCTTGACGACATCATCCCAGACACTGAAGTCAGCGAAGACCTTTACTTCCAATATGTTGAGCACATCAAGACAAACATCAATGCTTGGTGGGACAGAAAAAAATAAAGTCGAAACGCCCGCAAGGGCGTCTGACGAAGATGGCTTCTTCGTCACTGATGAGACAAGCCAACTCAAATCGAAAGGATAGAAAGATGGCAATCGTAACAACCAAAATCGAATGGGCATCGCTA